AGCAACATCAGCAACACCACCCATCTGTTTTCTTGCGCTTGCTGCAGCCGTACCGATGCGACCAAATTGCACCTCGCCAATATGACCAAGCATCTCCATATCAGCACCAAAGAAATTGGCAACCTTGCGCATGATGTTGATTCCGTCAATGATTCCATTGATGACCTTCACCCACACATTGAGCCAGTTTTCGATTGCACCAATGATCCAGTTGATTACATAATTGACAACTTTGCGCACACCCTCAAACTTGATGTAAAGAGCAGCAACAGCCACACCAAATGCGATGATCGCAGCAACAGCAATACCAATCGGATTAGCCAACAGTGCAGTGTTGAATGCTGTTTGTGAAATGGTCGCTGCAATTGATATGAGTTTCAGTGCAGTGAATGCAGCGATCAACGCAAGAATGGTGTTGCCGAACGCACCCATTTTTGCTGTTGCATCAAAGAATGTTCCTGCAAGCATTTTCATGCCAGCACCGATGCCTTCTTCACCAACGACACGCCCAAACTCTGATGCGTATGGCACTACCTTTTCGACCATGAACTTAGCGAAACGCTCAAACAATGGGAGCAGCAATGTTCCTAATTCGTCACGCACATGACCAAATGCCGATGCGATTCTAAATGTTGCAGTGCTCGTCGCCTCAGCAGTTCCACTGACCTGACCTTCAATTGCTTCAAGCAACACTTTTTGTGCTTCATACATTTTGCCTGATTCAACAAGCGTCTTGATTTTTTCTTTTTCCTGATCAGTAAAAGTCACACCAGAACGAGCAAGTGCAGTGATTCCCTTGATTGGGTCTTGTAATGCTTTACCCAATTGCACAGCGTTCTGTGTTGCTTCACCGAAACCTGCAGCCTGTAAATCCAACGCAGCGATGGTTGCACGATCAAATAAACCACCAGTTATGTCTGCTTCTTGGGCAATGTTCTTGAAGGTAAGCAGTTTTGATTGAGTGTCTTTGATCGATTCTGCAAGGATTCCGTACTTGTATTCGCCCTTATCGGCAAGTTCAATCAGACGCTTTGTAACAGCATCAGTTTGTGTGCCGAACAAACCCATTGTGCGATTGACTGCAGCCAAACGATCATCGGCCTGTTTCGCAAACTCTGCACCCTTTACAAAATTGAGTGCAACAGCACCCAAACCAGCAGCAAGCAGACCACCATATTTGGCGACATTCTTCATCGCATTTGTGGTTGCACTATCTAGTGTGCGCAAACCAAATGTGGCTTTGTTGCCAGCACCCTGCAGCGACTTGAAATCCTTGACGGCTTTCGTTATGCCTTTAGCGTCAAACTGGCTGACTATGTTTACGCCAACAGCCATTGCTCATCCTTTACATTTCAAGCGTTGATATTTCTTTCAATGATTTTGCTTGTACGATCCAACGATTCTTGAATCGCAGGGATCAACATCGGCAAATGTTTCTCCGTAGCAGGATACATCACACGAGATCGAGATCTGCCCTGTTTGCTTTTAGTCTGCAAGTGTTTGTCAAGGTTCTGAATGAATCGACCACCAGTGCTATTTCTTCCTGCCCGTGTCACTGAACCTGCAGAATCGTAAATCTGCCCTGCAGGACTCTTTTGTTGCAGTCTCAAAATGCCGTAGGTGTTAGCACCACGAGGTTTGCGTGTGGAAACAGTCGGGCGAACACCACCAAGTGCTTGCGCTGCATTGTATGAGGGGAATCGTGCATTACCTGATCGCTGACCATCACCACCCCAATTGAGTAGTGGTTCTTGTGGGAACTCTGCAGCAACGGATCGAGCCAATGGTTGTGATGTGGTTTGTAGGTCTTTCACAATTCGCTTGTAGGTTTCGGGTTCAATATTGCGCAATTCTTTGATTGCCTCGGCAACACCATAAACCTCGATAGCGATACGCTCAGCCATAATTCGACAAGCGTACTATCACCTGCGTTGCGATCTACGCATTGCCTCATGTCGATGTTTCAGATATTTCAGCATCACATCGATCATTTGTTGGCTTTCCTCATACAACGATGAGGGTGGAATGTGGTACTCAAATGCGAGATGTGCAATTACCCAGTGGGCTGAGTCGTCTCCGAGTTTGGGTTATCACGACCCATCAACTGCTCAACAGTCTTTTCTTTTTGTTCTTCCTCACGGATTTCAACATTCTCAACAGTGTTGATCCAATCGGGATCGAACTTCATTGAAGTCTTGCGAGTGCGAGTGAGTGAATGCCAACACAACCAAGCCAAATCAGTGATGCGTAAATCTTGTTCTAGTTTGGCAACGCTGCGTGACCATGTGCGCTCAAATGCTACAAAGTCAGCAAACACTGCATCGCAGTTCTCATGTGTTCCATCATTGAACACAACCTTCAGCGCAATTTTCATGCGTGACTCCTTCTAGGTTTATTGATTGAAATTGTTACGAGGTTGCCTTAGCCAAAGTTCCACCAGTGAACGAAAGCGAGGTCATCGCCATCTCACCAACAGAAGCAGACACTGGAGTGTGCGATGCAAGGAAAGTTCCAGTCAGCGTGTAAGACGGATTCGTTGCAGACACGGCACTGGAAGTTGGCTTGATCACAACGGTGGTGGTCGTGCCAACCAACGGATAGACAGTTGCCTCAACCTTCGTTGCAGCAAAGTCTTGCATCAGATCGATGTTGCATGACACATTCTGCAAACCACCAACGAAGGTGTGACCACCAGAACCAAACGCAGTCGATTCGACCGAATCAACCTCATAGACGAGTTCAACATTGTTCGCAAAAGAACTCAGATCAACGGAGTTGATCGTGATGCTTGCATTGGTAAGAACAACTACAGCCATGACTATTTTTCCTGTTCACTCGTTACTTGCTTGGAAACTTTGCTACCGACTTCAGCAAGATGACCTGCCTCGATCAATGCCTCAACATTACACCCTTCAAGCACTTTGCTGTCCACAGTTTCACCCTGAGATGCAAGTGCGAAGTTGTCACTCAAAACTTTGTAGGTTGCCATATTTACTCCTATGCGTGAATTGTAACAGATGCCTGAATCTGAAGAAACTCTGCGTCATTGACACTCAGGCTTGTTATGTCCATCGCTGATGGTACAACTAAAGTCTGCACAACTCCACCCAATGTCGTATCTGCCTCCAATGTGGCACGAATGCTTGATGCACCACTGTAAGACAAATATGCGTCAAGTGTAGCGTGTGCCGTGCGATCCACATATCGACCAACGACAACAAAAATTGCCCAATCCATCAGCACATCTCCACCCTGAAATGCATTGTGGTAACGCACACCAGTAAGAACAGGGTATGCGAATGGTGGATTCACCTGTTCAGGCTGATAAGTGAAAGTACGCAAGCCAGAAATAGTGCCAAGTTGGGTAGCCAACCCTGTAGCAACCTGCGAAACAGTTGCAGCCATCAGATCACACCAAACAAAACAAATTGATTCAGCAAATCACGCACATCTGGATCAATTGATCTCACCGTAATCGCCATATCTGCGAAACCAACCACACCAAGAGCAGCATTCAATCGAGCAAACTGACGCATAGCAAGAAGCACACACGCCTGATTCACATCAGATGGGATCGCATTCCAACCCCATTGTGCAGTCACCTGCACCGTTGGGAACGATGGCGTTATTTCTAGTGGGAATGTTTGACCACCCACCATACGGGCATGAGTGTATGGATAACCACGCAACGCAGCATCAGTTGGCTCAAGAATGTAATCCACACCCTGTGTCAAAGTCGTAGCATAAGTACCATCAGCATTGGTATCGATCTTGATAGTGATAGTCGTGCTTGAAACATCACGAGGGAATGCGACTAGATACTCATTGATCGGGTAAATATTTACTGCCGTTGCTGAAGTCTTGTAAAACCAGCGACCACAGTACCCATCAATTCGGCGTGAAGCAGACTCAATAGCCTTCTCTAGAAGCGAGTCATCCACATTGTCAGTAAGCCTGAGCGCAGCCTTCACCTCAGCAAGAGTCGCATACCCATTCGTAATCGTCATCTCAGACCTTGCGCTTTCTCACAGCCTTCTTCAGAACAGCCCTTTCCTCAGGCTCAACAACAGCAGCCTCAACAAACTCAGCCTCATAACCGAACTCACGCAAAGCCTCATCCACAGCCTTCACACGATCCGCTTTGCCTCTGCGCAGGTATCCCTCACGCTCCATCAGTAATGCTTCAATCTGCTTGTTCATCTCACACTCTCCATAAATGCAAATGGTGCTGGCAGCACGAGACTACCAGCACCACTGCAATTGTTTTCTGAATCAGGTTCAGAAGGTTGGAGTGACCAAACCCGTTCCGTTGATCTGCGCCCATGCATTGGGGTAACGGTTGGCAGTGAAGGCTGCGTAACCGTAAACGATCATCTGAACATCAAGTTCGTTGCCCTTTGGCTGCTCAAAGCGCAGCATCATCGGCTCACCCGAACCCTGCTCCCAGAGGTGCAGTTCCTGTGCGTTGCCAATGTAGATCGTGTCCTGATTCGTGCCTGCACCCTGTGCGGTGGAGACAGTTGCATCCGTGACAACTGGGAGTCCAGCAATGCTGTATCCGCTGTTGCCATACTGCACCGAACCCTGACCGAGAGCAACTGGGTTGATCGCTGACGGAGCAGGAACAGCCAACGGGCGGTTCGTGCTGTCAAGAGCAGCGAGAATCCAAGCCAAACGGCGTGGGTGCATGATGATCACATTCGGTCCTCCGAAGAAGGTCGTCTGAACCTTCTGAATCGCATCCAACAACTTTGGATACAACTCAGCAACCGTTGGTGAAGCATCGGTGTAGGTGACGGACTGACCAGCCGAAGCGAGCAGTTCCGCAACCACAGCGGTGTTCAGCGAGGTGTGGTAAGCCGACACGAGGTCTGCCATGACGAGTGCATCAACACCCGTTCCACGCTCCAGAGCCTGACGGCTCACATTCTGCTGACCAGCGTAGGTGTTCACCGAAATGTCCAACTTGGTGTCATCCATGTTGGTTTCGGAAACGGCTGCGCCTTCCGTCTGTGCAGCGACCGATGAACCAGTCGTGACCTTGCTGATGCTCAGCGTGAGACCTGCAGCAGGCAGTTGGTGCTTGCGAGCAATGTCTGCCGTTGGGCGACCTGCACGAGCATACGGTGCAGCGAGATCGGTGAGGTACTGCGGAACGATGAGTCCAGCAAAGTTTGCGCTGGTCACATCACGACGCTCAACACGCTCCTCGTTCATGTGACGAGCAAGACGCTCACGAGCAGCGAAATCGCCACTGATCTGTGCAGCGTATGCGTCAGCGATGAAAGAGTGATCGCTGTTCAGAGAGTAGGTGCGAGCCTCGGTCTTGACGACTGCTGGCGAAGCAACCTGATCAAACTTCTTCTCCTTGCGGAGTTCTGCAGCCTCAGCGGAACGCTTTTCCAGTTCCGTGTGGGTTGCGATCTGCTCGTCAAGCGAACGAACCTCGTCAAGCGATGCAGCAATGGCAGCATCCTCTTCCTTAGTGAGTTCACGAGCCTCAGCCTGCGCAGCCTCAACAATGGCTTCTGCCTTTGCAAGAGCAGCGTCACGCTTTTCAATAAGTGACTTGCTAAACATGATGACCTCCAATGGTCGTCAATAGATGGTTGTTGTTGTCCTTCAGTGTTAGGAGGTCAGTGATCCTGCAGGGATCGGCTGTCTAACGGCTGCGAAGTTTCTGCACAGCGATCTGCGACTTGCGCAGAGCGAGCGTAGAAACCGTCTCAACCGTAACAGGGTCTTGACGCTTGCGCAACTCAGCAACCGTCTGCTCATAGGCAGGAAAGGTAACAACGCTCACATCAAACAATTGCACTTCTCGCAGTTCACGAACACTGCGATCATTGTTCCAAGAGTCCTTGATAGTGCGGAAAGCGAACGACATTTGCGAAAGATCGCCACGCTTCATTGCCGACATAATGCGAGCAGCGTCAGGATTCATTGGGTCAAGTTCAGCCTCAACACGCAAACCACGCTCATCCTCTTCAAGAGCAAGAGTGCCACTCTTAGAACGAGCAAGGGGAACACCCTCATGATCAATGAGAAGGCGTACATCAGCACCATCATTGAGCGTCTTAGAGAAAGCACCACGCTTCACATATTCAGTGAAGCCCATGAACTCTGACGGGGAATCCCAAACGGCTGCATAGCCCACAAGTGTCTTGCCATCGTTCTCAGAGCGAACCTCTAGATTGGAATAGGCAATACTGCGCTTCTCATCAACAGAAGTAGCAACCCACTGCACCGTTTCGCTCATAGTTACCTCAGATTACTCGCCTGAATCTAATCTTTCCACAATGCGTTCAGCATACGCTTGCGCTCTGCGAGCAGAAGCCTTAGTGCTTCCACCACCCCAGAGAAGCATTGCAACCAAACCAGCAGTGACCTCATCGCCCTGAACAGCATCAAGATCGTCAATGTGACGGGCGATCCATGCGCCAATCTTGCGCCACTTTCCTTCAGAGACAACTCCTTCAGCCATCTTGCGAGCATCCTCAACTGTCTGTGGCATTAGACCATCACCACTCAAACCCTCTTCATGCAAAGCCAAACCTCGTCTAGCAGAGGCTCGCATAAACGCTGGAGCGGACAGATCAATCTTGCGCACCTCA